ATAAATTGCGTGAGATGAGCTTGAGGATGGTAAACAAGATTGCAGACCTTAAAAAGATGGCTCCAGAACGCTGGGAACGATTAGCAGAATCAACTTGTATGAAACGCAATTAATTATTATTAACACTTTAACTAAAAAGGAGTTCTTTGAACTCCTTTTTTTATGATTTTTTAATGCCTGAATGTACAATAGAAATTAAAGATGAAGTAAATGTTAAGATACATGATCTTGATTTACCAACAAGGCGTCAATTAGAAAAAAAGTTTAAATATTTTTTACCACATGCATTCCACGTACCTGCATATAAATTAGGACGCTGGGACGGATGTGTCTCCTTCTTTAGTATAGGAGGAGTTACTTATTTAAATTTCTTAGACGAAATTATACCTATACTAAACGAACATCACATCATTAATGTCAAAGACAATCGTGAAAAACAAACATTCGATTTTATTGAAGTTACAGATACAATCCATAAGAAGTTAACTTGGCCAAAAGGACATACACACGAAGGACAAAGTATTGTACTTAGAGACTATCAAGTAGATATTATAAATCGATTCCTATCAGAACCCCAATGCCTACAGGAGATTGCTACAGGGGCTGGTAAAACGTTAATTACGGCTACTTTAAGTTACTCTGTAGAGCCATATGGGCGTACTATAGTGATAGTACCTAATAAAGATCTTGTTACGCAAACAGAAGATGATTATAAGAATTTAGGACTCGATGCTGGGGTATATTTTGGAGATAGAAAGGAATTTGGTAAAATCCATACAATATGCACCTGGCAGAGTCTTAATTCAATGGATAAACGATACAAGGACGGTGAAATTGATATTGGACTTAAAACATTTGTTGAAGGCGTAGTATGTGTTATGGTAGATGAAGTACATATGGCCAAAGCAGATGTACTTCGTAAATTGCTTACAGGGCCATTTGCCTCAATACCTATACGTTGGGGGCTTACTGGTACTATACCAAAAGAAGAATGGCAATTTGCTAGTTTAAAAGCATCATTGGGTAATGTAATAAACAGATTAAGTGCCGCAGATTTGCAAGAACAAAAAGTTTTAGCCAATTGCGAAATAAATATTATACAAACACAGGATATAGTTACATATCTAAATTACCAATCGGAACTTACTTACTTAACAACCAATGAAAATCGAATAGATTATCTTACAGGGTTGTTTAAAGATATTGCTAAAAATGGCAACACACTTATTTTAGTTGATCGAATTAAAGCAGGAAAAATGATTCAAGAAAAGCTAGGCGATGAGAGCGTATTTATATCCGGATCAATTAAATCAGCAGACAGGCGAGAACAATACAACGAAGTACAAGACTCTAACAACAAAATCATTATTGCTACTTACGGGGTTGCAAGTATTGGCATTAATATTCCTAGGATATTTAATTTGGTTCTCGTCGAACCAGGAAAAAGTTTTATTAGAGTTATTCAATCAATCGGTAGAGGTATTAGAAGGGCCCAAGATAAAGACTTTGTAAGCGTGTGGGACATAACTTCCTCTGCAAAATTTAGTAAACGGCACTTAACCAAGCGTAAAAAGTTTTATGCTGAAGCGAAGTATCCTTATTCAGTGCAAAAAATTACAATATGAAAATTCTTACATTAGATGATACAAGTTATGATTTAGATACTATACCAGAAGAAATAGATGACATTAGATATTGTGTTATTGATTATTCTGATCCTGAAAATGTAGATTACATTTATGTACCTTTAGTATTTTTAGAATCGTTTAACGCTCCTGCCGCAGTTATTGAAGTAGGCGGACATACTATTCAAATGCCTTTAGATTGGAGTATTGTTATAGGTGAAAAAGACATAGGTGATTTAGAAGTTTTACCTATAATGAACTTTAATGATCGACATTTTAATGCATTTGTATACAATCCTACAAAGAGCATAATGGCAGAGTTTCTTCCAATAAAAATAGTTAATATCTATTCAGAAATGAAATGGTATTTTCCTAAATTAAAATATGGTCATATATTATCTGTTCCGTTAACAGATACTAAAAATCCTAATTGTATTTTTATTGTTAAAGAAATAAACAAAATCCCTGAGGTATTAGATATTACACAATTATGGTTATAAATTTACTGTTTTGTTACGGACAACAATGTGTCTACCTTTAAAAGCAGTAACATAATCCCATATAGGTCCTGGATTTACAGTAATATTAGGTGAAGTTTTAAAACCTGAGCCGCCAGAAATAATTTCTACATCTCGTAAGTATCCATTTTCTAATTTTGTTTTTGTTTCTACTTTTCCGTGTGAAAATGATAATATAGGATCACAATATTTTATGCCAGGACGTTCAACTTTAATTTTATCTATTTTAAATGATAGATTAACTGTTATGTTACCACTACCAATTTTTGTTGTTGGTATTATATTTTGTGTAGGAGGCAATAAACTATAATCTCCCGAACTAACAACATCAAATTCAGGAACATTATTTTCAACACTTGCAATCTTAAAAGAAGCAGGAAACATAAATGCTCCACCAGGTACTGTATATAAGAAACCAGGAAAAAGTGCATGATTAGTAGAACTTACAAATTCTATATGTTCTAATGACATTATTGCTCGAACAGAACCTCCTGCGCCTACTGTTGTATTTGGCATAGGAGCAAAAATTGAGAATTCATTTTGTTCAAGATCAGCAGATTGGACTAAGGTACATACAGCCGAGTTATTATCGATGTCAGTAACAATAGCAGTCTTGAGACTTTTTACTTTATAATCTTTTACAGATTTTGCGCCTTTTATGTTGCATTTACAAGGCAAATGTGCTAAAATATACTTTTTAAGAAGGTCGGCGTTTTGCATATAGTATTTATTGGTATTTTATGGAATTAAGAAAAGCACTAAACGGAATAGATAGAAAGAATAAAAAATTATACAGTACGTTAACTGAAAAGGAACAGAAAGATTTTAGTCCTTGGTTGTTAATGCGATATATGTCTAATATAAAAGAAGGGCATTGGAGACTTGTTTACCATCACTTAGTTATGACAAACGAATTCGTTAATGTTCATTTTAGTGATTTACGAAAGCATAAAGAACTTCAGTGGTTGTTGCTTCAACTGGTTGGTACAGGTAAAAACTTTTTTCATGAATTTATTAGACCTGGAAAAAAAGGTAAAAAGAATAAAATTAAACAATGGTTAATGGAAGTATTGCCGACAACAAAAGAGCGGGATATAGACACATTAATAGAATTAAATACCATAGAAGGTATTAAAGATTATGCAACGCAACACGGTATCAGTGATAAGCAAATCAAAAAAATCTTTAGTTGAATCTTTTACTTGCAAATATTGCGGTAAAAGTTTTAAAAAAGAGAGTACTCTTGCAGTCCATTTATGTGAGCCAAAACGTAGATCAAAAATGTCTAATGAGCCTCATGTAAAGGTAGGGTTTCTTGTATATTTAGATTTTTATCGTGTTACAATGCCTCAACAAAAAAAGCATAAAGATTATACAGAGTTTGCCCAATCTAACTATTTTATGGATTTTATTAAGTTTGGTAAGCATGTATTAGAGTTACAATTAACTTCAGATTTACAAAAAGAATTTATAGGCTATGTTATTAATGAATCAATAAAATTACGAGATTGGACCAAGGGAGAAACATTTGATAGGTTTCTTAAAAAATATTTAAGTTATGAGTTGCCATTAAGGGCAATCGAACGAACAATACTAACAGCAGAAGAATGGGGATTAAAAGAAAATGAACATTGGACAGCATTTTTTAATAAAGTTTCGTCGTTTAATGCAGTACATCTTATATGTACCGGACGTATTAGCCCTTGGGTTATTCTTGGTACTAGTACTGGCAATCAACTTCTTAAACGGTTAAACAACGAACAGTTGGGTCTAGTTGGACAGTTTTTAGATATTCCATTTTGGGAAAAGAAAGTAACCGAACCTGACGATAATTTAAAAATTATAGACGAATATTTTCATGACTGATATTGATATTGATTTTAAAGATCGTACTGATATACTTAATAAGTTACATCATATTCCGGCATCTATTATTAAAAATAACAATGCTACTCGGCATAATACTGGTATATATTTTCATGAGATTCCGGTTAATCCTTTTACAGGCAATGCTACAGTAGATTATAAAAAAGCAGAAGAATTAGGATATTTTAAAATAGATTGCCTTAATGTAAACATGTATAAGGATGTAGAAAACGAGGAACATTTACTACGATTAATAGATACTGAGCCTGATTGGGAACTATTTCAGCATAGTGAAATAGTAGAACAATTATTTCATATACATGATCATTTCAATATAGTTTCACAAATGAAACCGCAATCTGTAGAACAACTTGCTATGGTACTTGCGATCATAAGACCAGCAAAGCGACCACTACTGGGAGAATCGTGGCAATCGATACAAAAACAAGTATGGCTAAAACCAATCGATAATTCATATTATTTTAAAAAATCTCATGCTATGAGTTATGCCCTAGCAATTGTAGTACAATTAAATCTACTTGTTGATTCAATCAACTTTTCTAACTAATTGTATTTGGCGTCGTTTAATTCTTTTTTTCAAGATATTTGCTAAACTAATAGAAGGTCCATATAAAACTTCAAAATCTTTAGCATTAAATGTCTTAAGACAGTATTGAAATTTTTCAAATCTAGATTTAAGAACAATGTTAATAGGTATCATCCGATTTGATTCTACCCACCATTCTTCTCCTAATTCTAAAAAATCTTCTTTTTCTGTTGTATCTTTTAATTGAGAATAAACATATACTGAACACACGGTGTTGCATTGATTTTGAACGATTCCTACATACTCTCCGCCACCGTGTTTACATAAACTTAAAAATGGGAATCGATCTAATAATTCTTTATGTTCGTCTGTAACTTCAATCATATTACCTCTTCAGAGTATTTATGATAAATAATTACAGCAGGTGTAGCGATGGCACAATCATTAACATTATATGATTACATCCATACTCAACATTTACTGTTGATTAGCGGACCCTCAAAAACGAGAAATGCGCCAATGAACAACAGAATATTAAAAGTTTACAAGGGTGTGGACAATACAATTAACTTTGATGTAAAAAACGAGGATCGAAAACCCGTTAAATTAACTAGTCAAATTATACAAGCCAATTTAGTTAATCATCAAAACAAACAACTTATATTTTCTAGAACTTGTAAGGTCGAAGATGATCATGCAGGTAAAGTACAACTTACTATTTTAGATTCTGATGTTGCGGGTATCGATGAAGGATTATACGATATAGCATTTACTTACACTAACAATGAAGGGTCTACCAAACCATTATTCACAGATCATAATGACAAACAAACAGCGACAATCCAGGTATTAGATGGTTCGTTACCAAAATTGTCATCGACAGTTATTGTTAATTCATTTGCTATTGATCCAGCAAATGACGGCAAAACTAACGAGGATCAAATGTATAGTAGCGGTTATGCTGGAGATGCACAGAGTAACGATGGTAATGGATTACATACTTTTGCGGCATATACCACAGCATTTACTGGCAAATTGTATGTTGACGGAACATTAGATGCGTATGCCGATTCGACTACAGGATGGTTTCCATTACGAATGGGATCGGTTACAGATTATGTTACATTTTCTGCTCATACCGGAATAACTCCGTTCAATTTTTCTTCTAATTTAATGTGGGTACGATTTTCGTTTCTTGCTGATTCCGGAACATCTGGGGTTGACAAAATTCTTTATAGAACGTAAAATAAGTATATGAATATTGTACAAGATTTAGTATCATCTTACTTGCCTCTTGGCTCTAAAAGAAGTCCGTCGGGTTGGATAACGTTAAATTGTCCAATGTGTACTCAATTTGGGCAGTCTAGGCCTGATAAACGGAAACGTGGCGGATTTATATTTGCAGACGAATCTGTAGTGTATCATTGTTTTAATTGTGGATTTAAAGTAGGATGGAAACTTCCCCAAAGATTTTCGGATAAATTTAAAAAATTACTTAAAGGATTGGGAGTACCTAGAGAAAAAATACAACGGGTAACACTAGAAGTTTTACGAAAAGCAGACGAAGCAGATGCTACGACATTTATAAAAAAGGAAGAACAAAGTATTATTCCTGACTGGTCTGAAATAACATTACCGCCGAACTCAAAGCCTATATTTAAATGCGAACCAACACAAGAATTTATTAATGCTGTAGAATATGTTGCTAATAGAGGGTTATTAGATTTAACAGAATGGTATTATAGTCCATCAGATTTTGGACAAATGAAAAATAGAATAATACTGCCCTACAAATATAAAAATAAAATTGTAGGATATACTGCTCGTTGGGTAGGTGAAAAACAATATAAATATCCTAAGTATTACCAACAACAAAGTAAAGATTTTGTTTTTAATTTAGATGCACAGGCTAAAGAAAGAAAATATGTTATAGTTGTTGAAGGACCTTTTGATGCAGTTGCTATTGATGGTGTTGCTATAGGTGGTAATAAAATTAATTATAAACAGGCAACTATAATTAATCAATTAAACAAAGAAGTTATTTTTGTACCAGATCAAGATAAACCAGGAATGGAGATGGTTAGACAAGTTGTTGATTTGGGTTGGTCTGTTAGTTTTCCTCCATGGGATGAAGCAAAAGATTGTGCCGACGCAGTATCAGTATATGGTAGACTATTTACATTAACAAGTATTTTAGAATTTGTTGAATACAACACAACAAAGATTCAAGTTAAGGCAAAACAATGGAAGTAACTGAAAAAGAATATACCGAAGATATGCAAAAACTTTATATTGAGTTTTTGTTATCAGATCCTGAATTATATGCAAGGTGTCAGGCAATTATAGATGCAGAATATTTTGATCGAAAATTAAGAAAAAGTGTTAAGTTTATACAGGAACATGTGAACGGATATTCTGTTGTACCAACTCCCGAACAACTTAAAGCACAAACTGGTGTACAATTTACATTGGTTAAAGATATAGATGAACGACACGACGAATGGTTTTTAGATGACTTTGAACAATTTTGTAAACATAAAGCACTAGCAAATGCAATTCTTAATTCTACAGATTTACTAGAAGAAAATCAATTTGGCGCAGTAGAAAAACTAATTAAAGATGCAGTCCAGGTTAGTTTGGCAAAAAATTTAGGAACAGATTATTATACCGAACCTGCAGAAAGATTGCGTAATTTAAAAACATTAAACGGAGGTACAAGTACTGGTTGGCAAACCATGGATTCGAAATTGTTTGGTGGTTTTAATAAAGGCGAACTTAATATATTTGCTGGAGGTAGTGGAGCAGGTAAGAGTATATTCCTGCAAAATCTTGCATTAAACTGGTCGCTAATGAAGTTGAATGTTGTGTATGTAAGTTTAGAGCTAAGTGAAGACTTAACTGCAATGCGTATGGATGCTATGAATACCGGATATTCAACAAAAGAGTTGTATAAAAATTTAGATGATGTAGATTTACGTGTTAAAATGCAAAAGAAAAAAGCAGGATCAATACAAATAGTACAATTAACAAGTGGATGTACAGTAAATGATATACGGGCATATTTAAAAGAGTATACAACACAAACAGGTATACGAACTGATTGTATATTAATTGATTATTTAGATTTAATGATGCCAGCACAAAAGAAAGTACCGCCAAGTGATTTGTTTATTAAAGATAAATTTGTTAGTGAAGAACTTAGGAATTTAGCAGTAGAATTAGATATTTTATTTGCAACAGCATCGCAGTTAAACAGAGGTGCAGTCGATGAAATAGAATTTGATCATTCACATATCGCAGGCGGACTTAGTAAAATACAAACAGCAGATAATGTTATTGGTATATTCAGTTCACGGGCAATGCGAGAACGTGGACGAATACAAATACAGTTTATGAAAACTAGATCTAGTAGTGGTGTTGGACAAAAAGTAGATTTAGAATTTGATTTAAACACGTTAAGACTACGAGATTTATCTGAAGAAGATCAAGAAGAACAAACGTCTAGTTCAATTTTTGAGAATATTAAAAAGAAATCAACTATGAATAAAATTCATGAAAATCAAGTAGTTGATGAATCTGTTGATCATGCAGACAAATTAAAAACATTATTGAAAACTATAAACTAAAATCTTTAATAACGAATCTCTCCCCTCGTTGGTAAGAGGTCTATTTTGCCATATACTTGTTACTGCTTGCGAGGCATTATTTTTAATTTCTTCACCCATATTCGCATTATCGGGATGTAAGGCTAACGCAGGAATAGCTTCGATGGCCGTAGTAATTGGTGTTATGTCTTCTACTGGAGCAGAAGCTTGATGAAACATGTCAAGTTGGTCGTCGGTGTATCCTCCCAATCTGTAAGGACTAGGATTTCGTTCTAATAGGTATGCTCGCATATTAGTATTTATAGCTAAATATATAAAAGAGGTTGAGGCTTTGGAAAAACAAACTAAAAGTATCTTAGAAGAAATAAATTCAATTGTTCCGAGAAAAGATAAAAATATGATCGTTGAATCTAGAGCTGATCATGTTATTACAAGTGTTATTAATTTAGTTCATCTTATTAAAGAAACTTATTCCGAAGAAGATGCACAAGATTTAACAAAAAGATTGTTTAACTCCATAAAGACTGAGGATCCTCGAAAGTTTAACCGCGGTATGAACAGAGTTAAAGATGAAAATAAACGATATCTTAAATGATTTTAAACCTTTTAAACGTAGAAAATATAAAGGTCCGGGGCGTCTTACTCGCCGTCTTGGGAAAGACTTTCATCGAAAAAAATCCTCAATAAAAGCAATTTGTGAAGGCGGTAATGTCTTTGGTGGTAATACTGAACGAATTGATCGCGAAAACATACAACCTACTTTACAAAGATATTTTTTAGAATTAAAACAAGTATTTCCTAACGCCAATATTAATCCTAAAGATTTTGTTCCTGTTGGTTCGGTCGGAAAGACACCAACAAGTGGTGACATTGATCTAGCAATAGATGCAACTGTAATGTTTCCGAAAGGCATTGAAGATTCATACCAAGATTGGAATATAACTCCTCCACAATTTACAGAACGATTTGATTTACTTAAAAAACGAGCAAGAGCTTCTTCAGACGAACAAGTTGCTGTAAAAGCAATATTACAATTAATTAGTGAATATGTAAATGAACATGCACCTAACATACATATGGAACCAAAAAAAGTTCAACCAGGGCAGGCATACGGAATGTTTCCTCAATTTGATACACAAGGCAAAAACTTAAATATAGGTATACAAATTGATTGGATGGTAGGACATTTACCTTGGCTTAAATTTTCATATAGTTCAGTACCTCCTACAGAAGGACAATCACAAAATGTAAAAGGACTGCATAGAACACAATTAATGTTAGCAATGTTTAATGCTCAAGGGTATTCTTTTAGACATGTGTATGGTGTAATAAATATGGAAACAAAAGAAGTAGAAGCAAGTACACCAGACGAAGCCTTAAACTTACTTAACAGTCTTTATGACATGAATATAAGTGTTGAAGAATTGGGTAGTTATCATAAATTACATAATGCTATTAAAGATCATTCAATGTACAAAGAAGTATTAAATGTATATTTAAAAATATTAGATTCATCAAGAGCAGACATTCCTGAAGATATGCAAGAATATTGGATAGCACATCAAAAAGAATTAGGATTAACAGGAAAATTTATACCCGATGATAGCAATTTAGCACAATATAGGACGATTCAATGAAAGTAAATGAAATAATAGTAGAGATGAGCTACATTAATAAACGCAAATTAAAAGGCACCGAGACTAATGCTGATATTGTAGATAGAATCGGTGGTGCAGGCGGATGGAGTGCTAAGGGCAGAGGTTCCGTTGGAAGTAGAGGAAG